CACTTACAAGGTCGGCAACGCACGCCAATCCGATGCGCTGGTCGCCGACTGGCTGGCCGACCATCTGGGCAAAACGGCATGGTGGCCGCTGCCGCAGTACGCCGTTCGCATCAATCAATCCGCCGAACGTGGCGCGCTGGCGCTCAATGTGTCGGATGCGGACTGGCGGCACGCTTTGCAACATTGGGGCCCGCCAGCCGCCGCACTGCGGCTGACCAACGATGGCGTGCAAGGCTGGCAGAGCGATGAACGCTGGGTGCTGATCATCGCGGCTGATGGCTGGCAAGTCGCCCAAATCAGCGACGTGGAAAGCGATCTGCTGTGGCTGGCCGAGCCCTTGGCGCGTGCTGCCGGAGCCGGTAGCAGCGTGATGCCGCTGGTGTGGGGCCGTGCCGTCGATCCGGCGGATTTGACCCAGTGGGTGCCGGGGATGGTCGGTGGCAGTGCCACGGCGACCATCACCCCCGCACAAACACCAGATATGGATGTCCTTGACGATCCGTGGCTCGATGAGATTCCGGTCTGGCCCGATGGCAACTGGCGTGACGATCCTGCCGCTACGGTGGTCGGCGTCATCACGCGCCAGGATTTCTCGCCTGCCGATCCTTGGGTGCGCCGCGACGATCCGTGGCCTGCCACCACCTTCCAGCGCCGCTATCTGGCCAGCACACCCGAGGAGATCGAGATCTGGCGGGCGCGACTGTGGCGCACGCAAGGGCGACTGGAAGCCTTCTGGCTGCCGGATGGTTTGGCTCCCGTGTTGAGGGTGATTGCCGAGGCTGATCCCGAGGACGGTTTCCTGAGAGTGACCGGTGGTGATGCCTCTGCTTTCTGGCATCGCCCCGCCGCCTGCCTGATCGTGCATCCGGACGGCACCCGGCAATACGCCCTGACGGCGACCTGCCATCTGGATCAGGGCGGTGTGCTGGTGCTGCGTTCCGCCCTCGATGAATGGGTGCCTGAAGGCAGCCGGGTGATCCGACTCGCTCGCAGCCGCCTCGACCACGACGCTGTCGAGCTGTACTGGCACAGCCCAGCGCTGGTTGAGATCACGCTGACGGCGCGGCAGTTGCCCGAACCGCGTGGCAACGACCGCCAAACCTACGAGGGAGAGTGACGCCCATGAGTCAAAACCCTCTGCTGGAAGTCGAGCTATACGCCTTCACTAGCGCCAGCGGCCAGTTCCTGCTGACGCCTCATGAGTTCGACGTCAACCTCGACGGCAATCTGTACACAAGCCTTTCCATCGAACGCAACGAACTGGCACTGGGTGCCGAGGCAGCCAAATCTGCACTGGATCTCAAGCTGCCGCCCGACGGCGATCTCGTGCGCCATCTGTTGGCCGCATCGCTCACCGGAGAGACCACCGCGATCACGCTGCGCATCGCGCGGCGCGACACCTGGGGCGACTACTGGTGGTTGTCGGGCACGCGCTGGATGGGCCGGGTGCTGGGCGTCGAGATTGCCGACGACGTTGCTCGCGTTCGCTGCGAAAGCGCGCAGATCAGTTTGAAGCGCATCGGCCTGCGTCGCCTCTACAGCCGCAAGTGCTCGCACGTCCTGTATTCGAGCGCCTGCGGTGCATCACCCATCACCGCCAGCGCCTTCGTGAGCAACAGTTCCGGCCGCAACGTGGAACTCGACGGCGGCGTGCCGGGCAGCGTGAGTGGCGGCGTTGCCGGTGGGTGGCTACAAACGCCCGAAGGCGCTCGCCACATGATCGTCAGCGACTACGGCAGCGGCGTGGAGTTGCTCTATCCCGTCGCCATCGAACCCGGTACCGAGGTGCAACTGACGGTCGGCTGCGACCACAGCACGGAAACGTGCGCGTCCCGCTTCGGCAACCTCGACAACTACGGCGGCTTCCCCGCCATCCCGAGCAAGAACCCGTTTTCGACGGGCGTGTTCTGAAACCCTTCCTTCTGAGGAATTGCCATGTGGTACCTCGTCGTCATCGTGGTGGCGGCGCTGGTTTCGGTCGCGCTCGCCCCGAAACCGCCCGAGCCCAAACCGGCGTCCCTGTCCGACGTCGACGCCCCAACCGCAGAAGAAGGCCGACCGATTCCCGTCGTGTTCGGCACGGTGCTGCTGCGCGGCTCCAACGTCGTCTGGTACGGCGATCTCGAAGCCGATCCGATCAAAAAGAAAGGTGGCAAGAAGTGAGCACGCAGACTGTCATCACCATCGATCATGTGCGCGCCGTCGGCCTGTGTGTGAACGGCACGCGCGTATGGTTCGCCCGTCACGATCTGGATTTCCGCACGTTCCTGCGCGATGGCTGTGATGCCGAAACCTTGCTGGCCACGGGCGATGCGATGGCCCTGCGTGTGGTCGAGCACGCTCGCCAGCATCCCAATCAGCAGGAGCACGACTGATGGGTGGTAGCAGCAAAAAGCAAACCGTCGGCTACCGCTACCGGATGGGACTGCATCTGGCTCTATGCCAAGGGCCCGTCGATGCCGTGCAGGAAATCCAGATGGGCGACCGTACCGCGTGGGGCGATGCCGACCGCGCGCCGTTGTCCTCTGGGCATGGTTTGACCAGCATCAGTATCAACAAGCCCGACCTGTTCGGCGGAGACTCGCACGAGGGCGGCGTGGTCGGCACCATCGATGTGCTTTCTGGCCACGCGGGCCAAGGTCGTAACGACTACCTGATGAGCCGCCTCGGTAGCGCCATTCCGGCCTTCCGGGGCGTGTTGTCACTGGTGGCCCGCAAGATCTTGTTCGCGGCCAACAACCCCTACATCAAACCGTGGGCGGTGCGGGTGCGCCGCTTCACGGCAGGCTGGTTTGAAGCGCCGTGGATGGAATGGAATGCCGAAGTCCGAACCTGGGATGAGGACGAGGGCCGCGAGATCAGCGTGGGCATGAATCCGGCCCACATCCTGGTGCAGTGCCTCACCGATCCGCACTGGGGCATGGGCTATCCGCAGGACACCATCGGCTGGAGTTTCTGGAATGCCGCGTGGGCGCTGTCCAGCGAAGGCTTCGGCCTCAATTTGATCTGGACGCGGCAGCAGCCCATCGAAAGCTTCATCAGTCAGGTGATCGACCATATCGGCGGCATTCTCTATACCGATCCCGAGCGTGGAACCTTCGAGCTCAAGCTGCTGCGTGACGATTACTGGATCGACAGCCTGCCGCAGTTGGGCCCCGACGAGATCGTGCGCCTCGAACGCTTCGAACGCGCCCAGTGGGGCGAACTGCCCAACGAACTGACCGTGGTCTACACCGACTGGCAAACCGGCGGCGACACCACCGTCACCGTAGAAAACCTCGCCGCCATCCAGTTGCAGGGTGGTGTGATCAACCAGCGCCGCGACTACCCCGGCGTCAACCATGGGCCGCTGGCCGCCCGGCTGGCATTGCGCGATCTGCGAGCTTTGGGTTCGCCGCTGGCTCGAATGAGCCTGACGGTGGCACGCGATACGCTGGAACGCGCGCCGCTGCCGGGTGATGTGTTCCTGCTGAACTGGCCGCGCTTGAGTATCGATCAGATGGTCGTGCGCGTGACCGGCATCGATACCGGAACCTTGGGCGCAGCCGAGTGGCGCATCGAAGCCATGGAGGATGTGTTCGGGATGAGCAACACCGTGCTCTCGCCCCCGCCGCCGCGCATCGATGAGCCGACCATCGAGCCGCTACCGCCATCACTGGTGCTGGCCGTCGAGGTGCCGTATTGGGAACTGGCCCGACGCTTGTCGCGTGCGGATCTCGCGTACCTGACCGATACGGACACCTATCTCGGCGCGCTGGCGGCCGCAGGCGGTACCGGACAACTGAACTGGCAACTGGCCACAGGTGCTTCAAGCGGCGATATCGCTGCGGTCGTCGGCGAGGACTACGCGCCACTGCTCACGCTTGATGCCGCTTTGTCAGCCACCGAACATGATGCGCTGGCGGTGCCGGTGATCGCTGTCAGTCAGCCGGAAAGATTGGCCGTGGACGATTACGCCTATCTGGTGGACGCCAGTGGCGCAATCCGCGAAGCCGTCGCTATTCTTGCCTTCGACACGGCCAATGCAACCGCCGACCTTGCGCGCGGCGTGCTCGACACCACACCGCAATCCCATGCTCTGGGCACACGGCTGATCGGCGTGGGTGAATGGCTTGCCTCGGAGGGCGCTGAGCGCGCGCCGGGTGAATCGGTGTTCGTTGGCGCGATTCCGCGCACATCGACCGACCAAGGTGATCCGACACTGGCTATCAATGGCCAGCCAATCGTGCTGGCCGGTCGGCAGGCGCTGCCATATGCGCCCGGTCGTATCCGGCTCAATGGCCAGATCGAACCTGCCCTTGTGGCCGGTGACCTGACCGTCGCGTGGGCACACCGCGACCGCACGCAGCAGACCGCCTACCTCGTGCAGCAAGACGAGGGCGACATCGGGCCGGAACTGGGCGTGACGTACACAGTGCGCATCCGTAATCGCAACGGCGCTCTTGCGCACACCGAATCCGGCCTGATCGGAACCTCTTTTGTGTGGACTGCCGCAGTCGCCGCACCCGAGGCCGGTGCGCTGGGCGACCGGATCACGGTCGAGATCAGTGCCGAGCGCGATGGTTTGAGCAGCTGGCAGCCGCAGGCGCGAGTCATGGATCGGACGGGTTACGGCCTGCGCTGGGGACAGTATTGGGGCGGGGTGTGATGGAAGCGCCAATGGAACCACGCATCGATGTTCATCTGCTCACCCTGCACGAACCTGCCGAATGGCGTGAGGCCTGTATCGCCAGCCTCGAAGGCGCGCCGATCCAGTTGCACGTTCTGCCGGGTATCCCGGGCAGCATTGGCGAAGCACGCGCCGCTGGCTATGCGCAAGGCGCGCTGCCGCTGGTGTCCTTCGTCGATCCCGATGATCTGTACGAAGCGAGCGCCTTCACGCAACTGGCGGATGCGCTGGATGCCTGCCCGCAGGCCGTGATGGCCTACACCGAAGAGGCACTGACGGACGAGGCTGGCCACGACATCGCGGTGCGGCGTCTGGCATACAGCCGCTGGCAGCACGCCAACAGCGCCAGCCATGTTCACGGCCTGATCGTGATGCGGCGCTCCGCCGTAGAAGCCGTGCTCAAGGAAACCACCGACCTCAACAACTTTGCCGACTGGCTACTGACCCTGCTCGTGGCCAAGCGTGGCGGCGTGCTTTACCTGCCCATCGTCGGGCGTCACTGGCGACAGCACCCGCAGCAAAGTCATCGCACCGGCGACCCGGAA